TGGCCACGCCGCTTCTTCTGCTAGGATGCAGGGTATCGACTGGGGTAGTTTGCGCCCGTCCGGGCTTGGCCACGCCGCTTCTTCTGCTAGGATCGGATACTGTATCAATGGCGAGTATATGCTGTCCGGGCTTGGCCACGCCGCTTCTTCTGCTAGGATGCAGGGTATCGACTGGGGGAGTTTGCGCCCGTCCGGGCTTGGCCACGCCGCTTCTTCTGCTAGGATGCAGGGTATCGACTGGGGGAGTTTGCGCCCGTCCGGGCTTGGCCACGCCGCTTCTTCTGCTAGGATGCAGGGTATCGACTGGGGGAGTTTGCGCCCGTCCGGGCTTGGCCACGCCGCTTCTTCTGCTAGGATGCAGGGTATCGACTGGGGGAGTTTGCGCCCGTCCGGGCTTGGCCACGCCGCTTCTTCTGCTAGGATGATGTTTGAGGCGCGTCGCTGCAAGTGACGGTCCGGGCTTGGCCACGCCGCTTCTTCTGCTAGGATCCTGAAAAACTGGACACCGCCGGCCATTCCAGTCCGGGCTTGGCCACGCCGCTTCTTCTGCTAGGATGATCGCCAAGCGCATCGGCAAGGAAAGCCCGTCCGGGCTTGGCCACGCCGCTTCTTCTGCTAGGATTCGGGGCGCGGCCACCGCGTCGGGATTTAAGTCCGGGCTTGGCCACGCCGCTTCTTCTGCTAGGATCGATATTGACGAAGCCCTCGCGCCCTATGGGTCCGGGCTTGGCCACGCCGCTTCTTCTGCTAGGATCGATATTGACGAAGCCCTCGCGCCCTATGGGTCCGGGCTTGGCCACGCCGCTTCTTCTGCTAGGATCCCCGTGACCCGGCTGATGACGACGAAACAGTCCGGGCTTGGCCACGCCGCTTCTTCTGCTAGGATAGACCATTCACGACATCCACTCCTCAACCCGTCCGGGCTTGGCCACGCCGCTTCTTCTGCTAGGATAGAATAGCCGATGGCTACCACGATCACGCCGTCCGGGCTTGGCCACGCCGCTTCTTCTGCTAGGATAGAATAGCCGATGGCTACCACGATCACGCCGTCCGGGCTTGGCCACGCCGCTTCTTCTGCTAGGATAGAATAGCCGATGGCTACCACGATCACGCCGTCCGGGCTTGGCCACGCCGCTTCTTCTGCTAGGATAGAATAGCCGATGGCTACCACGATCACGCCGTCCGGGCTTGGCCACGCCGCTTCTTCTGCTAGGATAGAATAGCCGATGGCTACCACGATCACGCCGTCCGGGCTTGGCCACGCCGCTTCTTCTGCTAGGATAGAATAGCCGATGGCTACCACGATCACGCCGTCCGGGCTTGGCCACGCCGCTTCTTCTGCTAGGATAGAATAGCCGATGGCTACCACGATCACGCCGTCCGGGCTTGGCCACGCCGCTTCTTCTGCTAGGATAGAATAGCCGATGGCTACCACGATCACGCCGTCCGGGCTTGGCCACGCCGCTTCTTCTGCTAGGATAGAATAGCCGATGGCTACCACGATCACGCCGTCCGGGCTTGGCCACGCCGCTTCTTCTGCTAGGATTCGGGGCGCGGCCACCGCGTCGGGATTTATGTCCGGGCTTGGCCACGCCGCTTCTTCTGCTAGGATCGATATTGACGAAGCCCTCGCGCCCTATGGGTCCGGGCTTGGCCACGCCGCTTCTTCTGCTAGGATCGATATTGACGAAGCCCTCGCGCCCTATGGGTCCGGGCTTGGCCACGCCGCTTCTTCTGCTAGGATCGATATTGACGAAGCCCTCGCGCCCTATGGGTCCGGGCTTGGCCACGCCGCTTCTTCTGCTAGGATCGATATTGACGAAGCCCTCGCGCCCTATGGGTCCGGGCTTGGCCACGCCGCTTCTTCTGCTAGGATATCACTGAACATGTCCCTGATGCTGATCGAGTCCGGGCTTGGCCACGCCGCTTCTTCTGCTAGGATTGACCAGATAGTCGACCGACCGGATGGTCAGTCCGGGCTTGGCCACGCCGCTTCTTCTGCTAGGATGATCATGATCGACATGATCCCGAAGGTCTAGTCCGGGCTTGGCCACGCCGCTTCTTCTGCTAGGATACAGGCGTCCCGTTTGAGCGCTCCATCCTAGTCCGGGCTTGGCCACGCCGCTTCTTCTGCTAGGATCTACCCCGCGCAACCTCTTGTTGCGCGGGGCTTTTTCTTGGCTGAGCCGCAGAAAAAACGCTCCTTGCCTGCTCAAAACAGCACGAGTTGAGCCGGTTTTTCTGCAGGGGCCTTCGATCTACGCTTGCCGTGGAAAACCTGACTGAGGGCATATTGCTTGTCCGTGAAGAACAGCACCTGCACATGGCCGGGGTCCGGGACGACGTCGCCAACATGTCTTGCATAGCTCTCGGCCTTTTCCTTGCTCCACGCGTGCCGAAGATAGACCGAAAACTGAACCATTTCAAAGCCAAGGTCCAACAGATCGTTGCGAAACCGCGTGGCCCGCTTGCGTTCGGCGCTGGTCAGCACCGGCAGATCGAAAAGCACCCATACCCACATGATTCTGTATCCTGAAAGCTGTTTGAAGCCATTTTCATTCATCGTCGTGGACTTCAGAGGCGATGGGGATTGGCCGGTCCGGGAAGATGAGGCGCAGTTTGCCGTTTTCACACGACTGGGCGAGACTTTGCGCAAGGCGCACAAGAACCTGAGAAAGCGGGCTTGCGCCTTGTGACGTCGGGAAATCGGCCGCAAGGCTGGCCACCAGTGCACCGCGCGCCTCGGCGACCTCGGTGATGCCCTCCGCGCAAAGGCGACGGACGATCAGGTCGACGGTGGGGCGGAAAGGCTCCATCAGATCATCGGCCAGCGCCAGCGCATCGCCGCCTGAGCGATGATGGACGGACAAGGACGGATGCAGCCCCGCGGCCACGATCGCGCGGCCAGTCGCTGCTCTCAGAACGGCATAGCCATAGTTCAGCAGGGCATTCGCGCCCGAGGTGTCGCGGTCACGCCGAAATGCCTTGTCCATCATCAAAGGCCAATAGGCCTGCGCAGCTTGGGCCTCGCGATTGTCAGGGTCGCCGGAGCGCACGGCTGTTGCCAGTCGTCGCAATCGCTCGGAGGGCTCGTTCACGCGCTCGAGCGCCTCCGCCTGTGCGGTGATCTTGTGGCGGACCAGAGTGGCCCAGGCCTGCTTGCGAAACGGCAATGACGCATCAGCCTGTGCCCTGATCCGATGCGCCTGCTGGAAATGCCCGTTGAGCGGCAACATTACCGCCACCGGGGTGAAGTCCTGGCCCAGCACCATGACTGGCACCTGCCGTGCCGCAAGTTCGGCAAGCGCTGTGTTCGACCAGACCATTCCGGGACTGGCCACCAGCACCGCCTCCACATCATCAAACGCGATGCGCCCGGCCTCGCCGTCGCTTGTATCTACCGCCAGGAACCCGCGGCGCTTGTGCACCGAAAGCCCGGGCTTCGTCAGTTCCAGTATCCGTCCAACCATGAGAGCCTCCTTTAGGGAATGCGCCCGAGCGGTTGGCCTGCCTGTTAGCCCATTTTCTAAACTGTCCCATGCGGGATCGTGTGAACCCGCCCCAATTCGTCGATCCGCACGCGCCGGGCGCGGCGGAGCTTCAGTTTGCTGATCGTGGCAAGATCCCAGCGGAAGGGATCGTTTGGCTCGTTGTGCCGTTCGTCAAACTTGCCTGCGTCGTTTATGCCGACGAGCCGCATTCTGTTGGCGCTCGGTTCCAAGCGTACGATCCTCTTGATCTGGTTGCTTCCTTCCACGACACACTTGTTTCTGTCGTCCCAATCGAACACTTGAATGGTGTCATTCTTGTGGACGCGCATGATGAAACGTGCGCTGGGGTGCGCGACGTTCCAGGGCTCGGCCCCACCCGAGTTTGCCGCCCAGATGTCTGTGGCGTGCTGAAACCATGTGCCGTCAGGCGCTTCTAGGATGTCGAGCCAGGAGATTTCACCGGGCACCAGCCATTTGTAGGGCTTGCCATCACGGTCATGAACGGGGCGAACGCCAGCTTCGGGCTTCAGGATACGCAGTTTGCGGTGGCCGGTTTCCTGAACCCATTTCGCCAGCGCCTCGGGCAGGCGCTTCTTGCGCTCTGCCTCCGGCAAGGATTTGTCGCGGGCTAAACTGGTGGCATCCTGCAGACTGAGGCGCATCTTGACGTCGCGCACCTGTCCGATTTCCTTTTCGGTCAAGCCGGTTATGGGTTTGCGCACAACGACATTGCCGATGGTGCGCTCGGCCTGGTTCTCTGGCACATCCCGCACAAGACCAAAGACTGTATCCTCATGCAGCCTGCCGCTGGTCTGCGATGGATCGGTTGGGTCGATGCTGCCGTGTTGCGCACGATGGCTGACGTTGACCTTTTCGACGGCAGCCAGCACGGCGTCGCGGAAACCTTCGAAGGGTTCTGGCGGCGCGGGTAACACGCGGTCCAGCCGCTCCACCCCCAGGTTCCGCGCATGGGTCTGCAACACCTGCACCATCCGCCGGTCGATCACGCCCACCACGGCGGCGTCGATCGCATGGTGGCGGTGATCGTCGCGTGACTTACGGTTGTGATCGCCCAGGTTCAGACCCCAGCGGTGCCGCAACATCGCGGTCATGCGACCGGGCAGGACCCAGACATGGCTGCGTCGCTTGCCCTCGGCATCGGTTTTCGGGAACAGCGCCTCGGTATAGGCGCGGACAACTCGGGCCAGATAGCCGGTGGCGTTCAACTGGCGATCCTCGAAACCGCGCGTCTCTTCCCATTTTTCCATGGCACCGGGCAGAAACCGCCAGGCCTTGTTGGCGGGCAGGTGTTTCGTGCGCCCGATGATGGCAGCCAGATCGAAGAAGTCTGGCTGCCGGTCGGCCGCTGCAGCCGGCGACAGCTTGCCCTTGCGGCGGTTGGCATCGCGGAAACACAGGCTCTTGTTGGCTGGACTGTCGTCGAAGGTTTGCTCGAAGGGCAGGATATGATCGATCTCGATCTCGTCGGAATGCAGCTGATGCAGCGCGATGGGGCGACCGGTGTAGGGACAGAGCCGATCTGCCGGGCCTCTGCCAATCTCCTCCCATAGGCGCATCCTCAAGAACCGGTCGCCGATCCGCGCGCCTTCCACCAGCAGCCCCGCTTTCTGAAGCTCGGCACGCCAGCGATCATTGCGTTTTTCGTTGTCGCGGATGGTTTTCTCGATCTTGTTCAGTTCCTCGGCTGACTTGGCCATGTCTCGCGTGGCCTCGATGACGACCTGCGCAGGCTTACCGTATTCTGCGATCAGCGCATTCATCACGCGCCGGAACTGGCCCAAGGCGATGTGCACGGTCGGGTTGGTGATCCGGCCATAGCGCAGCAGGTCCGTGTCTTTCGGATCGCTGGTTCCGTTGCCGATCATGCGCTGTAGAACGGGCAGCCGGTTGTAGGGCGGCAGGGTATCGACGCCTTCTTCGGCCTGAAAATCGGAGTGGTCCAGCCCCGCCCCGCCAAGCAAAGGCGCGCGCCGGACGGCTTCGTCATAGGGAATGACGTCGCAGCGCAGTTTTTCGACAATCGCCTGCGTCGCTGTCTTGCAGAAACGCAGGTGACCGTCCGGCAGTGGGATCTTCTCGACCCTTTCCGCCACCTCGCGAGAAAGCCCGAGCCTTTCCATAAGCCAGCAGATGAGCTCTTCCGGGTCTGCGACCTCCGATATCTGCCACAGGATTTCCTCTTGCGTGGCGCTGTCGAGGGTCGGCCAGAGCGTCGCCAGCGGTCCGGGTTTCTTCGTATCGCCCAGCAGTCGTGCCGCCACGTCATTCCGTGCAAGCTCCTTCAGGCCGCCCTTTTCGAGGTTGAACTCGGCCTGTGACGGCAGCTTCAGGGTCTTTTTCAGGCCCGACCATGACAGTTTTGTTCCAGCCATCAACGTACGCGCGACAAGATCCCGCGCGGTGATGTCCAGTGGCTGTTCGCCTTGATCGTCGACGATGCGCAAATGGTTGAGCTGTGACAGGATCAGAAACTCCTGTGCGGCCGGGTGCCAGCGCGGCAGCCGGTCCTGATCGGGGAAGAATGTGCATTTCCCCGGACGGACGGGGCGCAGGGGGCGCTGAAAGAAGATGGTGTCGCGCAGCCGCTCGTGCATCGCTTCGGTCAGGGACGGGTGGAAGCCCGCTTGGATGGCCCAGATGTGATCGAACTCGGCCTCCAGAAGAGCGCGTGTCGGGTAGAATTCGTAGGACAGCTTTGCGCCGTCGCCTGCCGGGCGTATGCGCGTTCCTTCACCTCGGACGAGGCGCGCGTGCAGAAAGGCGCCGTATGTCGGGTGCCCGTCTGCCCTCAGTCGCTCTAGAAGGGCGGCCGAGGCGATCGCGATCTTGCCCTTTTCATCCGCATCCTTGTCGGCGCGGCGGTTGCTCTTGAAACCGCGATGTTTCGACATGTGCCAGAGTGCCCGGCCAAGTTGTTCCAGAGCCACCTGTTCGCGCGCGGCCCGAGCCCGTGCTTCGATGGGATTTGCGGCAAAGACCGCGCTGCGGGCATCTGCATCTGATGGCAGCAGGCCAAACCCGATCAGGTCATCGAGCAGCCGCTTCCTTCGTCCCAGGCTTCGATCCTGCCTCCGCCTTGCGCCGCGCGGCATTCTGCGGCCAGCGGCATTCGACTCCTTCGACTGTGGATCCCGACCGTTTGGGAAGATCCTCACCCCTGTCCTTTCAATGGAAGCGGGCCGCGTGTCATTGGTCAAGCGATAGACGGCCCAGCCAAGGGAGTTGGTTCCGAGGTCGAAAGCGAAACGATACATAGGCCCTCCGAAATGCTTGCCAAGCCAGCATATTCCGGGATACCCTAAAATTCCTAGCAGAAGAAGCGGCGTGGTCTTTCCCGCGATAAGGTTAAAACCACACCATTGGGGCAGGCTGCGGCCTGCCCCATCTGTTTCAGACCGATTGCCTGGATGTCTGCGCTTTCCAATCCAGCGGAAACGGCTCCATCAAATTCGCCAGCGTCACGTCCGGCCCCTGTGTTCCGTCCACGATTGCCTCGACTATGTCCGGTGCCAGCAGCGTCAGACGTAGGACGCGCGTCATGTAGGACGGCGCGATCCCCTCGCGTTCAGTCAGTTCGGCGATGGTGGCAAACTCCCCGGAATCCACCATGCGCTTCCACCGGTATGCGCGTGCAAGCGCCTTGACCAGCGTATTGTCGTTCCGGCGCGACTGCGCGACTCCCTCCGGCAGTTGCATTTCCTTGCGGCCGCCGCGCTTCACGACACCGAATGGGACGTGGAGCGTCACCGTCTCGGGGATCGGCGCCCCGCGGGTCATGCGGCCGCACCCATATCGCCGGCCAGCATCTCGCGCGCGAGGCCGGCGAGACCGTCAACGCGCAGCCGGACATTCAGGCCGTCCGCGCCGATGTCTACGCGTTCGACCAGCAGCGCCACGATGCGCGCCTGCTCGGCGGGGAAAAGTTTGTCCCACAGCGGTTCGAGCTGCTGCAACGCCGCGCGGGCGTCGGCCTCGGTGATGTCGTCGGCATGGGCGCGGGCGGCCTTCCACGTCCCTGCGACGATCTCTGGCTGGCGGAATACGGCGCGAAGCTGGTCGATCACTGCGGCCTCGATCTCGCCCGCTGGCACGCGGCCGATGGGGCAGGATCCAGCACCATGCTTCAGCACGGTCTGACTGACATAGTAGCGGTAGAGACGATCCCCCTTCCGGGTATGCGTCGGTGAGAACGCGGCGCCATCTGGGCCGAACAGTAGCCCCTTCAGCAGCGCGGGCGTGTCGGCGCGTGTGCGGGCGGCGCGCTTCCGGGGGCTCTCCTGCAGGATGGCGTGAACCTTGTCCCACATCTCGCGCTCGATGATCGCGTCATGCTCACCGGGATAGCTGTCGCCCTTGTGGACCGCCTCGCCAATGTAGGCGCGGTTGTTCAGCATCCGATAGATGAACTTCTTGTCGATGCGGTGGCCGCGGCGGGTCGTGACGCCGCGCGCGGCCAGTTCCCGCGCCAGCACGGTGCCCGAGCCGATCTCGATGAAGCGGGCGAAGACCCAGCGGACATGTGCGGCATCGCCGGGGTTTTCCACCAACTTGCGGTCCTTGACCACATAGCCCAACGGCGGGACGCCGCCCATCCACATGCCCTTGCGGCGGGAGGCGGCGATCTTGTCGCGAATGCGTTCGCCGGTCACTTCGCGCTCGAACTGGGCGAAGCTGAGCAGAATGTTCAGCGTCAGCCGTCCCATGGACGTGGTGGTGTTGAAGGACTGGGTTACCGAGACGAAGGTCACCCCGTTCCGGTCAAACACCTCGACAAGTTTGGAAAAATCCATCAGCGAGCGCGACAGGCGGTCGATCTTGTAGACCACCACCACGTCGACGAGCCCGTCTTCGATGTCGGCCAGCAGCCGTTTCAGGCCGGGGCGTTCCAGCGTGCCGCCAGAAACCCCACCGTCGTCATACTGGTCGCGCACCAGCACCCAGCCCTCGGAGCGTTGGCTGGCGATGTAGGCCTCGCAGGCCTCCCGCTGGGCGTGGAGGCTGTTGAACTCCTGCTCCAGCCCTTCTTCCGAGGATTTTCGGGTATAGACGGCGCAGCGCAGCTTGCGGAGCACCTTCGATTTTTCCGGTGGCTTCGTCATGTCCGCCCCCTGTGGTTTTTCAGCCCGAAGAACACCCAGCCGTTCCAGCGCGTGCCGGTGATGGCCCGGGCGATCGCGGACAGCGACTTGTACGGCCGCCCCTGCCATTCGAACCCGTTCTGCAAGACGGTCACGACCTGCTCGACGCCTTGATACTCGCGGAGCAGCCTTGTCCCGGCGATCGGCATCATGTCGGCGCGGATGCGGCTCTTCTTCCGGTCGCCGCCGTCCAGGTCTTCGCCCAGCCGTTCGAGCCGCCGGATCGTCTCGGGCTTCAGCCCGCCATAGGCCAGTTCCTGGATACGATAGGCTAGGCGGCTTTCCAGATATCGCCGGTTGAACGGCGGTGGCGCGCTGTCGAAGAGCTCGCGCCACTGCTGCTTCAGGTCGGGCGTCGGGGTCGTCTTCAACGCGGCCAGGCGCGCGGGGATCGGGTCGGTCATGCAACTCTCCGTTTTGGGGTGGTTGCATGACCGCTCTGGTCGGGCGGAAAGTGAAGCGAAGTTTCTCCATCCACAGCAGATACTTCTGCCGCGTCTCTCATCTTCAATCGGCACAGGCCACGGGCGAGAATGGCGCAAAGCTCGGCGCGGCGTTCGAGCGGCTTCATAAGGGCTGCAGGATAGGGGTTCACGCCTCGGGCTCCCCGGTCATCCGGACAGAAATGCCCTGCCAACGTCGTGCACCGGGGCTGCGGGCCGGACGAAACCCTCGCTGCCGCATCGCTTCGCCTAGCGACTTCTGTGAACCTCTGGGAATGCCGTTCCGGTCGGCGAAGCTGGACCAACTGCCGAAGAGATCAGCCGCGGTGGCTCGTTGGGAGGGGCCAGTGATGCACTGCTCTGCAATCCACTGCCCGAAGAGATCCTCGTCCGCAAAATACTCTTCTACTGCTTCCAGAATCGTGGCCGGCGGCGCGAGTCCGATCCGCTGCCATTCGGTACAGCCCTTGAGCATCCAGCCGAGAATGCCGTCGCGTTCTGCGGTGAGAGCGTCTTCGATGGATGCGTCACGTCCTTGATCCGTGAACGTCACGGTGAAGGGCACGAGGTGCAGCCGCCGCCGCATCGCTTCGCCGACACCGTTCAATCGTGGGCGATGGTTTCCTGAGATGATCAGCTTGAACGAGGGGGCGAATTCGAAGAAGTCGCGGTGCATGAACCGCGCCTTGATCGGATCGCCACCGGTGATCGTCTTGATGCGGGTCTCGGCCCAGGCGCGTCCTTCTTCGGTCTCCGTGACAGTCACCAGGCGTGCGCCGCGCAGTCCTGCGAGGTCAGTTGGATGCCGTTCTCCTGAGGCCGCCATGAAGGTGTCGAGTGGCGCTGTGGTGGCATAGCTGCCCATGACGGCCAACAGCGTCTTCAGGAGTACGGATTTGCCGTTGCCGCCAGCGCCATGCAGGAAGAAGAACACCTGTTCCCGCATTGCCCCTGTCAGGCAATAACCGCTCAGCCGCGCCAGATAGGCGGCAAGTTCGTGGTCGCCACCGGTGATCTCGTCGATGAACCTCTCCCAGCGCGGGCAGCTGGAACCCGGGGATGCGATTGTGATCTGGGTGAGCATCCGCGCCGGATCGTGGGGAAGCACTTCCCCCGTCGCGAGGTCCACGATTCCATCGGGCGTATTGAGAAGCATCGGTGCCTGGTCCCAGGCGTCGCTGCTGGTGGCCGTCTGGGGATCCGTTGCGGCGATGCGGAGCACTGCGGCGATGGTCTTATCGGAGGCGATGCGGCGCGCCTCAGAGGGTTTGTCGTGGCCCACTACAGCGGCCCGGCAAACCTGCCGAACCGCTTCGCGAACCGCGCCAAGCTCGTCTTTCGCCCAGTACGTACCGTCCCAATACATCCAGGTGCCCCAAATCGCGACGTGGCGCCAGACTTGCCCGACGGTCGCAACGAAGCTGGCGGCAAGAGCATCCTCGCTCAGCTCAGGTATCGGCAGAACAAGGGCGTTCTTGGCCAGAGCGGCGGGGATTGGCCCGGTGCTCCTTGTGTCGCGCTGGAGGAGAGCGTCGAATTCCTGGCGGAGACGGTCGTCGGGCCAAGGCGGCGCAATCACGGCGGCATTGTGGTTCTGGACGGCGTCCCAGGCCTCGTCGAGAGTTATCTGCCCCGATCGCGCCTGCCGGATCCAGTGCCCGATGACCCTCGAGAGCGCGTCAAAACGCGTGGTCCCGTCGGAACCCCCTTCCCGGATCACGCGAGTCATCAATTGGCGTGCCGTTGGGCCCGGCTTTGCCGTGGGTGTCGATGCGGGGATTATCGCCTGCCCGGGGAGAACCGGCATTCTTGCCACCGCCTCCGCAAACTCGTCGAGGTCGTACTTTTGTGCAGAGCGGCCGACGATGCGCACGATCGCGCGGCGGCCCTGTTTGCCATGGATCGAGCCGGGCACGCGGATTGGCTGATGGGCGCTGCCGAAGGAGGGATCACCTCCGGCCTTCAGAGCAAGGACTTTGCGCAACCGACAGATGCGGCCAATGTCGTCACCCCGACCAGCTTCGGTCAGGCACCAGTAGATGTGAAGCTTGTCGGCGCCGTCGCTGGTCTTGCCGCCGGACGCAACCTCGAGCGTTGCCACGCCAAGATGCTCCACCAGATGGGCGCGCTTGGCCTCAATGTCGCCTTCGTCCAGATCGACGAGAATGACCGCCATCTCGCAAACTTCGCGCGCCTTTGCACTGCCTGGCTGAGCCACCGTCCCAGGCACGATGAAGATGCCGCGTCCCTCGCGCGCCGCGCGTTCGGCCTCAAGCACGATTGTGCCCGCCAGGTACTGGCCGACCGGAGGATACTTGCTCCAAGGCTTGCCAGCCTGCGTACCTTTCTCGGTCAGCAGGCGGACCGGAACGAAGCCATGAGTGTCGCCAAAGACGAGGTCGAGGAAGTCGGCGATCGCAGTTGCATCGGGAGAAAATTGGTCGGGATGTGGGGGCGTGCGAGAAGCGTTCATGCTGGTTCTCCCCCAATCCGGCGGGACGCATCCTCGAAGGCGATGATGTCGTTGGAGCGGTAGAAGACACTGCCGCCGATCTGCAGGTAGGCAGGGCCGGTGCCCGCCCGACGCCACCTTTGCAAGGTACGGACGGATTTGTTCCAGCGTTTTGCGACGATGTGTTCGGGTAAAATCGGGCCGTCCCGATGTCCCGCACCCTCCTGGTCACATTGATGTTGCATGCCTGATCTCCTGCGGCACCAAAATCGGCACCTAACTCATACATAATGACGTGAAATCAGTGTGTTACGCGAGGATCGTGGCGTGACGCCTCCCGTCGCGCTCCGTGACATTTTGGCGGGAAAAATGCAGGAAATACCGTGCGTCAAGCGTTGCTGCGTGACACGAACGCGCTGCTCCGTGACATTCTTGGAGAATCGGTCATCGTCGGGCGATTGCGTTTGCTACTTCGATTGGTCCCGATCCACGATCTTGCAGGTCGGATCGAGTCGGTAGCCGCGCTGCGGCTTGTTCTCGATTAGCAGATCCCGTGGCGGGTCATGCCCCTCAATTGCACGGTAGAATTCCGCCAGCGCGTCCCGGCAACGCTGCACGCATTTGCGCACAGCAGCTTTGCTGACATGAACGGGAAGGAACAGGGACATTGCCGGAACGAAGGTGTGGTTGTCGGAGTTCAGCCCTTTCTTCTGGTCCTCTTCGTAAGCCGGGCGCAGCAGGTGGGCGGCGCTGGCGGACCGCCCGCGTACCTCGCCGAGGCCTCTGACTGTGATGAGGTCATCCTTACCGTCATTGTGAAACGCAACCTGCAGGGGAAAGATGCCCGTATCGCGCGTGCCCGCGTCGAGGGTAGGCGCGGCGACAGAGGGCTCTGCAGAAACATACCTGCCACGCGCGAGGCGGGGCAGGCTTGGCGTTCCTGGCGGATCATTGAGATAAAGGCGCAGAAGGGAAGTCACAGGCAAACTTCGAGAGACAAGGTCGGGCGCATATTTGGCGACGGCGTCTTCGAGGGCCTTTTTGACAGTGTTCGAATGGCGCTGGTGCAGGGCAATGATCCGCTGCAAGGCGTCGGTTCCGGAAAGGTTTGGGAGGCCTTCGACGATCCGTAGCAACTCGCTGCCGAAGCGATCCATCCAGTCTCGCTGGCTGAGGTCTGCCAGCCGACAGGCATGTGCTATCCAATCGAGCGCAATGGTGCGCGATCGCCCTGCATCGCGCGCGCCGCTGATGACGTCGGTGAGGTACATATCGTCCGGTTCGTGAACGTGCAGACCGGTGGCCAGCATGGCAAAGCGCCGGTCGAGACATTGCGAGCAGGCTCCGCAGTGGGTGTGCAGTACCGATTGATCGCGGACCTGAGTGCAACTTATCGATGTCTTGATCAGATCGGCCCCGCCATTCTCGGTAAGACGCGTGATCACCTCCGCCTTGGTCAACCAGGCAAAGCGGTTCTCTATCGGGATGGGCGAGCCACCCAAGGTGTCGAGAAAGGCCCCGAGTTTGACGAGCGACAGAGGATGCGTGGTGCGGGTGGCCATGGTGCCGATCACCTGAGTACTGATCGGGAGGTTATGACTGACGATCCCGTTTTCGTAGAAGGCGATCCGTTTTGCGCCCAGCATGCGGGCCACCACATAGGCGAGCGATGCGAAGAGAAAGGATCGGGATCTTTGTGTGGTTTCTGCGGCCTCAGAACCCTTGCGTGTGGCGCGGATGGGGATGTGCAGGATGCGACCAGGAAAGCGCTTCTTCAACGCTTCTATGAGGAGTTTCTGATGCTTTATGATCTTGTTCGCCGAGAGGTGCGTGACGAGGGCGATGCGCCCTGGCCCTTGGGTCAATCGCTCTACCGCGCCGGAGAGCGAGTCGAGCCCCCCAGAAAACAGGAGGACATCCTCGATCTGACCACTATGCGCGGAATCCCCCGCAAAGTCGAAATACTGCTGCGGGCCAATGCTTTGGCGCCCTTTGTGAAACTCGAACGCCACCTCGTCGTCGGTCAGAAACTCGACGGCGTCGACAAGAGCCGCCGTGACTTCGGGACGATTCCAGATATCGGGGCTGCGCACAGGGATGCTGAAGGTCATTCGCCGCCGCCACCCCGCGCCGAACTCGGGCCGGGTCGCGCCACCGCGCGGAACGGAACTGTCGGCGGCGAAGACCGACGCAGCAACATCAAGAAGGTCGAGGAGAAGCTCGTTGGCGGGCACCAGCAATTGATGCTCGATTGGGTCTGTCTGCAGGTCGAACGTGGGGTTTGCGCCATTGATCCGGATGACCATGTCCCGCACGCGGTCTTGTGACCCAGTCTCGACCCGAACCAATGTCTCAGTCATCGGCACCCCGTTTGTGGCGGAGTTCTTCGGAAATCTTCTTGAAGGCCACGGCGCCAAACACCGTCGCCTGCTGCGTTGAGATGGCGCCGTCCCGATAGACGGTCTTGCCGTACCATCCGCCGGCAAACTCCCGAATGATGCGGGTGGCCTCAAAACAATACTGGGTCAGGGCGGCGTCGAAGCCCGAGCGAGCTTCCATGCTCCGAAAGCGCAGGCCGTCTCCGACATGTGCAGAGAGGGTCCGGTCGAGCCAAGAGTGCAATGTGTCAGACAGTAGCCGCGTGTAAAAGCTACGCGCAAGAGAAGAAAACCGTGCGGATTGCGCAAAGCCGCGCGCAGCATCCCGAACATCGCTAGGTGTTGCTTCGAACAGGCTCGGCATGGCGTCCGTCATTGCGCTCGAGAGGGTCGAGAGCAGCGCCTTGCGTGCGAGTTCCCCGAAATCGCTGCGGTGCCCGAGGCTGCGCGCGACAAGATCAAGGTGCCGCCCCGTGGCAGAGAGGATTTGCAGGAGGTCCGGCGACGAGGCGACAGCAATATCAAGATCGCGCAAACCTTGGCCGAAGTCTGGCGATCGGGCCGCTTGCGGGATCATGGCGAGCAGGCGAACGCATTCGACGAAGAGCGGATCGTGTGCGGCTCGATCCAGGTCACGCTCGGCGGCAAGCGCGCTGGCTTGCAGAACCTCTTCATCCGGAAGGCCGTCTTCCAGAAGTGCCACGACCTCGCGCCACTTCTTCGAACTGGGCAGAACGCCAAGATGAATATGGCCCATTGGTTCTGGTTCCCTAGCGCGTAAGGGATTTCAACCCTGCGGTGAGCGTATTGTCAATTCAAAGATGGCATGGGTGGTTCGGCCGCGGCGGAGGTCTTCGGTACCTCATGATCACATGACGGATGTGACAGTAGGATTGGTAATTGTTTCCACGTGCGCGCGTGAGACAGAAACCCTTTTCTTCTGTCATATCCGTCATACGCAATTACACCTCGGACTCTTGCGCGTTGGGAAGAGCGATGGCGCGAATGCTTTTGGCGTGGCATGACGCACAATGTCGAGAAATGTCAAATAATGTCATTTTTACAATAGTTTACGCCTTTGATATACTGCCCCTAAGGCATCCGTCCCCGCGATTTTGTCTAGCCGGGGGTCAGCAGGGGATCAGGCATGACGAAGGCAGTGCGAGGCGACGAGATCGGGGCTGTTCCGCAAGACCGGGCGGCACTGGCGAGCGGGGCGGGCCTCGCGATCACACACCGCCCGCTCGGGGATCTGGTGCCCTATGCGCGCAATGCTCGCACCCACAGTGAGGCGCAGGTGGCGTTGCTGGCCGGGGCGATCCGGGAATACGGGTTCACCAATCCTGTGCTGGTCGATGGCGAGAATGGCATTATCGCGGGACATGGCCGGGTGATGGCGGCGCGCAAGCTTGGCCTCGCGACGGTGCCGGTGATCGAGTTGGGCCATCTCACGGAGGCGCAGAAGCGGGCCTACATCCTCGCCGACAACCGGTTAGCGGAACAGGCGGGTTGGGACAGCACGATGCTGGCGCTGGAGGTGGGCGAGCTCGATGCGCTCGGCCTCGATCTTGGCACGCTGGGATTCGAGCCCCGTGAGATCGATGCGCTGCTGCGCGGCGATGCGGCCGACCCGCGCGAGGACGAGGTGCCCGAGGCGCCGGCCGTTTCGACCTCCCGGCTGGGCGATCTGTGGCAGTTGGGCGCGCACCGGCTGCTGTGCGGCGATGCCACGGACGCGGGCGGCGTGACGCGGCTTTTGGCGGGTGTTGCGCCGCACCTAATGGTCACCGATCCGCCCTACGGCGTGATGTATGATCCCGACTGGCGCAACCGGGCCGGGGCCTCTGAGACCAAACGGACGGGCAAAGTCCTTAACGACGACCGAGCCGACTGGCGCGCCGCCTGGGCGCTCTTTCCCGGCGACGTGGCCTATGTCTGGCATGGGGCGCTGCATGCCACCACGGTTGCGGACAGCCTCGAGGCCGCGGGGTTCAATGTCCGCTCGCAGATCATCTGGGCGAAGGAGCGGCTGGTGCTGAGCCGCGGCGACTATCATTGGCAGCACGAACCCTGCTGGTACGCGGTGCGCAAGGCCGCGACGGGGCACTGGAGCGGCGATCGCAAGCAAACCACGCTCTGGCAGATTGCCAGCCGCGATCAGGATGCCGAGACCATCCACGGCACGCAAAAGCCGGTCGAATGCATGCGCCGGCCGATCCTGAACAACTCCAGCCCGGGGCAGGCGGTTTATGAACCCTTCTCCGGATCGGGGACGACGATCATTGCCGCGGAAAGCACGGGACGCGCGTGCTACGCCATCGAGCTTGATCCGGCCTATGTCGATGTGGCGATCCTGCGCTGGCAGGCGTTCACGGGGCAGAAGGCACGGCTTGAGGGGGGCGAAAGTTTCGCCGAAATCGCAGTCGCGCGTTCGGAGGGCGCGCCATGAGACAGTCACACCGCCTTTTCACGCTCAAGGCCGCGGCCAATGTCGCGGTCGGCTATGGTGTCACCGCGCTGCTGCAACTCGCGCTGTTCCCGGTGGCGGGCCTTAGCCTGCCGCTGGTCCAGTCACTGAAGCTCGACCTCGCCTTCACGCTGGCCTGGCTCGCACGCATCTATGTACTCCGGCGTGCCTTCGCGCGGTGGGGGCGCGAGAGCAGGCGCGCAACTACCTCCCAGCCTGATCTCGCCGGGGGTGCTTGATGGCACGCCAGCCGATGCAGTTCTCGGATGTGCAGAAGGCCGAGGTCGAAACCCTGGCCGCAGTGCTGTCGTCCGAGCAGATCGCCGATTACTTCGGGATCGGGCGGCGCACCTTCTATGACATGATGGCGCGCGACGAGGAAATCGCCGCACGCTATAAACGCGGCAAGGCCAAGGCGATCGGGGCGATAGCCCAGGGTCTGATCACCAAGGCGCGCAGCGGAGATACAGCATGCATGATCTTCTATCTCAAGACGCAAGGCGGCTGGCGGGAGACCGCGGTCGTCGAACATGCCACCGTGCCTGATGACAGCACAGTAGCGCAGCGCCCGGTGAGGCAAATCCTGCTCGAGAGGTTGAATGCGCTGGCCCTCCGGCAGCAAGGAGTGCCGGACCTGATCGAGGGCGTGGTCGGGACGAGCGGGTCATGATGCGCGGTCGCAAACCAAAGCCCACGGCGATCCGGTTGATCGATGGTAACCCCGGCAAGCGCGGCTACAACGCTGACGAGCCGGTGGCGCCAGAGGGGGAGATCGACTGCCCGCCCCATCTGTCGGACGTGGCCACCGAGGAGTGGCGGCGTATCGCGGGGGCGCTTCAGGACATGGGCGTGGTGACGTTGGTCGACCGCGCGGCGCTGGCGGCCTATTGCCAGTCGTACGGCCGCTGGGTCGAGGCCGAGGAAAAGCTGAAGGAGACGCCGACGCTGGTGAAGACGGCCTCGGGCTACATCCAGCAGAACCCCTGGCTTACCGTCGCCAACAAGCAGCTTGAACTGATGGGGCGCTACATGGGCGAGCTTGGCATCACACCTGCATCGCGGAGCCGGGTCGCCGCGTTCCAGAAGGATGCCGGTCCGCAGGTCACGACGATCCGAATTATCGGCGGCCTGCCGCAGGACGGCGATGCCGGAACGATTGATGCGAGCGACATCGATCTTCTGTAGCCGCTTGGGGCCGCCGCCAGCCAAAAATCCGAATTCGGATCAATACCTTGCCGTACACTCTGCTCGCTTTTGATGGTACACAACTGCGCAACGAACGTTAGGCAGGTGTGTACATGGTCAGAGAGACTGCCCCATCCTTCCGGCTGATCGCCTACGAGCGGGTCTCGACCGCCCGGCAGGGGGCGAGCGGGCTTGGTCTGGAGGCACAGCGGCAGACGATTGACGGCTTTGCCCAATCGCGCGGGGCTGACCTGATCGGACGGTTCACCGAGGTGGAAAGCGGCAAGAACCCCGACCGGCCGGAACTCGGCAAGGCGATTCAACTGGCGCGCTTGACCGGCGCGACGCTGGTCATCGCCAAGCTCGACCGGCTCTCGCGCAACGCGGCCTTCCTGCTGACGTTGCGCGACAGTGGCGTGAAGTTCGTGGCCGTCGATATGCCGGAGGCGAATGACCTGACCGTCGGCATCATGGCGCTGGTAGCGCAGCAGGAGCGCGAGGCGATCTCGCGGCGCACCAAGGAGGCGTTGGCCGTGGCCAAGGCACGTGGGGTGAAACTGGGAAACCCGAATGGGGCTGCGGCGCTCCGGCGGGCGGGGAAGGGTGCGGCACCACTCCGGGCAGCGATAGCGTTGAATGCGGATCGGCATGCGGAAAGCCTCGCACCGGTTCTGGCGGACATCCGGGCGCAGGGCCACACGACATTGCGGTCGATTGCAGAGGCACTGAACGACCGAGGAATGCTCACCCGGCGCGGGGGACAGTGGCATGTGTCGAATGTGCGCAATCTGATCGGGCGTCTGACAGGTGCGCGCTAAATGAGCTCGTTCCCGCAGCCAGGCTTCACGATGTCAAAGAGCAGTAGAGACGAAAGTACCTGCTCCGATGCTACCGACCGAACGGTCTCGATGTCCAAGCCGGAAATGGGCACAATTGTGCACCCTCGGCCGGGGTTGGAGTAACAACACATTGTCGTCGCAACGAAACGGTGATGGCTTGCCATTATCGACCCCAACTCGACCCGCAGCCAGAACTTCCCGAGGTCGGGCGAGAGCCTGGATGCCGCTGCGCTGGTCTGGTCCAAGGCACCAGTCATCGTGGGAGCCCACGACACCGGCCCGCTTATCCGCTCAAAGGACGGGTTCTGGCTGGCGATTCCGCTGCCCGCCGCGGGCAAATCCCTGCGCGGCGGTCGGATCAAGCCCGGCGAATGGGAACGGCGACGCGGTCTGCGCCTGCGCTTCGTCTATCGCCGGACGGGTCCAAGCCTGCTTGTGGCGGAGGGACGGCTGAATACCAAGGGTCAGGCCGTGGTGTCCCGCTCGAAGACCGGACGCGGAAAGGTCACCGCGCCGATCTTCCTGCTGGTGGCGCAGGTGAAACTGCCGAAGCGGCTGGACCTGGCGCGGGACGCCGAGCGGGCGCATGAGGCCGTGCCGGGGCTGATCGTGGCGAACTGGGTGGAGGGGCGGTGATCCTCAATGCCGCGCCGCAGCCGTGTCCCTTCCACGGCGCCGACGACTGGGTGTTTCGGTGTCGCCCAAGCCTTCCAGTGCAACCGGTGCCTTGCCGGGGAACTCCACCATGAGCTTCAGCGAGCCACCCATCGCGCGGACATAGCTGGTCAGCGTCGAGAGCAGCAGGTCGCTCTGGCGTTCGTATTTGGCGACCGTGGCCTGCTGTATGCCGAGCGTCTCGGCCAGTTGCACCTGCGTCAGCGCCTTGGCTTTGCGCAGTTCCTGAAGCGTCAGATATTCGGTGTGCAGCCGCGCAGCCTCGGCCTCGATCCCGGCACGACGGGCGGGATCGAGGGTCGCCAGCTTGTCCTGAAGAGTACGTGCCATCGCCGTCATCCTTTCCGTGTCCCGAGGTGGCGGTCGAACCTTTCGTCGGCCCGTGCGATCAGCAGCTTGTAGAAGCGCTTCTCGCTGCCACCCGATTTGTCCCCGCCGACGAGCAGGATTGCCTGCCGGTCGGGATCGAATGCGAAGGCGATGCGCCAGACGCCTCCGGCGGCGGTACAGCGCAATTCCTTCATGTTCGCATGCTTCGACCCGGTCAGGGTGTCCGCATGCGGTCGCCCGAGCGAAGGCCCCTCGCGTTCGAGGAGCAGCACCCGAGCGAGGATTGCGTCCTGAACCTCGGCATCGAGTTCGTCGAACTCCGGCTCGAACTCGTCGGCGAAGGAAACGGCCCAGGGCATTCGGTCCTCATGTCTTGGAAGCTATATAGCCTTGAAGCACTAATTTTGCAATAACGACTCTCAGAGTGCTCGTAAATGCCAACCATCCGAGAAACCATCCTCACCGCGCTGCACACGCTGCTGCAGACGCTGCTTGCCACCGCCCTGCGCGGCGAGGTGCTGCCCGAGCGTGTGCCTGCTGCGGGCCTGCTGATCCTGCGCGACGGGGAACCCGGGAATGTCCCGCTTGATGTTGAAAAGCGCGGCGGGCGACGCTGCGTGGTTCATGGTTAGGCGGCCTCTGCGATCGGGTCAACGGCGGTCATGGGATCTTTTTGGCGGTGCTTCTCAAGCGCAGCCTTGAGGATGGGCAGCTGCTTATGGGCCTTGAGGCGGCGAAACCCCTTGGCGGCTTCGAGCATGCCGGCGGCGGTCCAACGCAGGCCCATCTTTGCGTTCCGCCACCGCTTCACGTTGCGGCAGACCTGGCGGATCACGCTGTTCATCGACTCGATGATATTGGTGCTGGCGAGCGATCGGCGCAGCTCAGGCGGCAGCCCGAGGCGGGTGACGGTCAGGATCTCGTCCAGCCCCTCGAGGAGGCTCTTGGACACCCCTGGTGCCTCGACTTCGAGCCGGCGGGCCAGATTGCGCACAAGTCGCTCGGCCTTCTCGGCATCGGCCATCTCCCAGGCCTGCCGCAGGGCCCGCCGGACGGCGGCGTGATGCTTGCGATCGAGGCGCTCCGTCACGTTTCTCGCCTTGTGAACCTGGCATCTCTGGATCGGGATGTCGGCTCCGAAGGTCCGCCGGATGGCCTTGGTCAGCGCCTTGGCGCCGTCGACGATGAAGAGGCGGCAGACCGCGGGATCGAGGCCGCGCTCGATCAGGTTGTCCAGGAGCGCCTGCACCGTCGTGGCGTTCTCGGTGGCCCCCTCCACGACGCCGAGCGGATGCTTGTTACCCTCGGCATCGACCCCAACCGCGCCGATCATCAGCAGGCTGTCGTCGAGGTGCAGCCCGTCGATCTGGATCACCAGAAGATCATGCTGTGACAGGTCGGTCGCCATCCACTCGGCCAGCCGCGCCTCCGTCAGTGCCTTGAACCGCCGCGAGACCGCCGACTTCGACAGCCCGGATCCCGCCGCTGCCGACACCCCGGCCTCCGGCAGGCGCACCGCACGACCGAACTTCCGCGTCGAGACATTGATCAGCATCAGGTTCATCGCCCATTGCCCCAGCAAGCCGGCTGAGGCGGCCTCTTGCCAGCTCCTTGCCGGTCGTCTTCGAGCGCACCCGGGGGCGCTCGACCGCGACCTTGCCGCCATGGAACCCGACCCGTCCCGTCGTGCGACCCCAGCGATAGCCCGGCTTCCCGGCATCGCGGGCGTGCGCTTCGCCCGCCAACTCCCGGGCGTCCTCTTCCAGCATCTGCGTCAGGCTCGATAGTCCCGCAACCAGGCAGAACTGCTCGAAGCTCGCGCCGACCGCCTCCCAGGCCTCTTCAACCGCGGCAGTCATCTCGGTCCTGCTGGCCAGCGCCAGCGCCGATGTGGTAGCTCTCTTCATGGTGTTGCTTCCTCTTGGATTTGACACCCCGAGCCTACGGCTCGAGGGAAGCAACGCCACCCCTCACTCCAAGTTCAACATCAGACGGGACATCCCCGGGGAACCCGGCGATCCGGAGGTAACGCTCTCGCCCCTGCGCTACCACTACCAACACCGGGCCGAGATCGAGGCGGTCGCGCGGGGCGTGGATCGTGACGCCGCCTTCGACACGCTCAGCGCCAGCATCGGCGCGGCCATCGCAGCGGATCGAACGCTGGGCGGGTTCTGCGACTGGGTCGAGGCCGAAGCGCCGCGCCCGGTCGATCTGCCGGTCGAGGGCGCGGCCAGCCTGAAGGCGGCCGTCATTTCGGTAGTGCTGCACTACTCCACGGCCGATCCGCTCGGCTGACTGGCCCGGAGTCTCATGCTTCGCTCGTTTTCTTGCAGGAACAGGCCGCGTTGACCTCGGCGCCGCTCTCGATCGTGAGGGTCTGGTAAAGGATTTCGCCGGAGGCCTTGGCGCCGGCGTGCAGCTTGACATCGCCGCCGAATATCTTGCCCTCGAAGCACCCTTTGACAGCAACGCTGGCGGCGTGGATTTCGCCGCTGGCGGATCCGCTGTCTTCGATCACAACCGCGTCCGCGGACATCTTTCCGTCGAACTGACCGCGCAGTTCCATCAGGCCCGGTGCGGACAGATCGCCGGAGAGTTTTGCGCCGGCGGCGAAATGCGATTGCCCCCCGCTGGCGCTGGCTGAGGATTGCTGACCCGGCGTGTCAGGGGGCTGTGACATGGTAGCGGATCCATTCGGCTGAAGTTCGGAATTTGCCGACAAAGACGGCATCGGCATCGCGCATGAGATTAGACGGCCGTCAGCCGCGGAAGATAGCCCAAAAACAAGTTCAAGGAGACCCCCATGGCACGTGCGCAAGGCGCGCGGGCGCAGATGGCGCTTGCGTTCGAGACGACTTATGGAACGCCGCCCGCGGGCGGCTTCACCAAGATGCCCTTCGCCAGCACCTCGCTGGGCGCCGAGCAGCCGCTGCTGAACTCGGAACTGCTGGGCTATGGCCGCGATCCGCTGGCCCCGATCAAGGACGCGGTGACGGCCGACGGCGATGTGGTGGTGCCGCTGGATGTCGAGGGTTTCGGGTTCTGGCTGAAGGCGGCCTTCGGCAATCCAGCAACCACCGGCATCGGCCCCTGGACCCACGAGTTTCAATCGGGGGCGTGGACGCTGCCGAGCCTGTCCATCGAGACCGGCATGCCGGAGGTGCCGCGCTTTGCGATGTATTCCGGCTGCGTGCTGGATCAGCTCAGCTGGCAGGTGCAGCGCTCGGGGTTGCTGACCGCGACGGCACGCCTGGTGGCGCAGGGCGAGACGGTGGGAACGACGACGAACGGAGCCGTTCGCCTATCTCAAGGCGACACTCGAAGCCATCGCGACCGGGCATCCGCAAAGCCGGATCGATGAGTTGCTGCCCTGGAACTTCAAGCTGTCAAGCTGAACCCGACGTGCCGTCCAGCTTACGCTTACGCTTCAACTCACTAATTCTCATTAGGTATGGCTCCGGGGAAGACAGAGGTCCGGAAAAGAGCGTCACATAATCAGGGGAGAAAAAACATGGCACGCATCACACCGTAAAGGATCGATCAGATCCGGGTCAGAGAAAGCAGCATTTGTGCAGGAGCCACCGAGCTCGGTCTGTTGATATGCCTCTGGTCCGCGCATCGCCATACCGGCCCGCGGTCACATCAGCGCCGCACACCGAGGCCTGATACATGACCGCACCTGATCACACGCTCGCGCCGTTCAAAAATCACTTGCACCAATGGGGGCATCCATACATGCACAAATCCCATGAGGGATTCATCTCGTGGCCGAATGCGTCGGAACAGGTGGCCGGATGTGATCGGAATGGGTGGCCGGATGTTCCGGAATACGCACATACGCTACAGGGAAAGGATCGAAAGAATGTTTGATACATACTTCATAAACTTGGATCGCGTGCCAAGACGCGCAGAGTTTATGACCCTCCAATGCCGGTCGGCCGGCATCACGCATCCTATCCGCTTCTCCGCTGTAGATGCCAAGGAGGCCGCACACGATACCTTCACTCGCTACGGGCCGCACGACCCGAACGCGCCCTATTGGGAGATGACCCCGACCGAGATTGCCTGCACAGAGAGCCACCGCGCCATTTGGGAAGCCGTCGCGCAGACAGGCAGACCCAGCGTCGTCCTGGAAGACGATGTACTCCTGTCCACGACTGCGGCAGATGTGATCGCTGGCTTGGCGAACCACGCGGCCAGCTTCCATCTGGTCAAGCTCGACGCGCTCTCGTTCGTGGTGCGGCTGGGCCCCGCCGTGTCGCTCGGCCAGCAGAGGCTGCATCCTCTGACGCACCCGGTTCCGAGTGCGGCGGCCTATCTGCTCTCGCCGGCGGGGGCTGCAATTCTGCTCTCACGCAGCCAGAGCTATTGCGATCACCTCGACGACTTCATCACCCGCCCGGCGCCCGGCTATCGCGCCTTCCAGCTCTGGCCTGCGATTGCGGTTCAGGGGATGTTCGCCGCACTCTCCGGTGAGGCGGACATTCCGTCCGATGTGGCCGGCAGCGAACGGACGACTTCCGAGCAAGGCACGGTCCCCCGACCGGCACGCGGTCCCGCGCTCTACCGCCTGCGCAAGGACGCGATCCGAACGGGCCGGAAGCTGGCGCGGCGGCTGTGGCGCGACCGGTCCCTCCGCGCCGCGGGCGGGACAGTGGGCGTCGTTCCGCTGGCGGAGGACCTGCCCCCCTACCGCTCCGGCCCCGGCGGCTGACCCTCCGGCGGCCGCAGAATCATGCCTTGCGGCGCAGGAAGCCGTCGTGGGCGACGGTGATCAGAAGCTTCTGGGCAATGCTCTTATCGATCTCGAATTCCGGATGGTCGCGCAGGTAGGCGTGCAGCGCAGTCTTGGGGTTGTCGCCCAACCCCCAAGGGCGGTCGGTATAGGCATCCGCCGGCATGTCCTCGATCAGCGTGTCGAAGACGACGCAATAGCTTCCGGGCGTGACCACCGGCGCATAGGCCTCCAGTTCGGCAAGCACGTGGGCGTGGGTGTGCATCGAATCGAGGCAGACCAGCACCCGCTGTTTCCCCTCGGCGGCGGTCTGGACCTGCGCGATCACCTCGGGGGCGATGCTCGACCCCTCGATCATGTCGATGCGAGAGGCCATCGGATGGGCCTCGATGGCGGCGCGGTTGTGGGCGCGGATGTCGATGTCGATGCCCAGCACGCGGCGGTCCGACTTGGCGGGGTCCATCGTGGTGCCCGCCTCGATCGCCTCGGCCATGTCGAGAAGCGCCAGCATCGAGGCCGAGAAGATGAGCGAACCACCATGGGCGATGCCGGTCTCGACGATCAGGTCGGGGCGGATCTGCCAGATCAGTTCCTGCATGGCCACGATGTCCTGCGGGTACTGGATGATCGGCCGGCCGAGCCAGTGGAAATTGTAGGAATACTGCGGCCCGGTCGAGGCACGCAGGAAGGCAAGTGCCGCGTCGTTCAGCGGCCGGTCGGCGGCGATTGCGGCGATACGGCCGGGGATCTCGTCCTTGAAGTCAGTCATGTTCGATTCCGATGCAGGTGAATTTGTCGCCTGCCCGGTCGCGGATCTCGGGCAGGTAGTTGCTGTTCATGACCACGATGCGCGCGCCCTCGGGCAGGCGCTGCAGCACCGCCTCGGGCGCCTCGACCATCAGGCCGGTGGCGGCGAGGAAACGGCCCTGCTTGGCCGGGTTGATGTCGATGACGGCGCTGACGGGATGGCCGGCCTGGGCGCGCAGGAGCGAATAGATCACCCCCTTCGACGCGCCGCCCCAGATCACCGAAGGGCCTTCGGCGGCGGTGTCGGCGGCGAGCGTCGCGGTGAAATCGTCCGGCAGGCGCGCGGGATCGGTTGCGTCGCGCACCGGACGGCGCAGGCTGGCGAGATCGGCCACGACATAGAGGTATTGCCCGCCGAAGACGCGGCCCTTGTCGATGATCCGCCCGAACATCCGGTCGCAATCACCGAGGCGGAAGTAGTTGACGTGTTCGTAGAAGATGTCGAACCAGGCGCGGTGGGCGGCGATCCAGTCGAAGCAGGGCACCTCGATGTAGATCAGCCCGCCGCCGCCGTTCGCCCGCGCCAGCCCCTGCAGGAAGGCGACCGGGTCGGGGATGTGTTCCAGCACGTGGCGCAGGATCAGGCCGCGCGCGGCGAGGCCCGCGGCCTCGTCGAAATAGACCTTGCGGATGGCCGGGTTGTCGCCCTCGTAGGTCGGCTCGAAGCCGGTGATGCGGGCGCCCCGCGCGGCGAGCATCTCGAGGAAATAGCCCTTGCCGCAGCCGACCTCGACGAGGTCGTCGAAGCCCATGCCCGCCTCGACGATCCCGGCGACGCGCGAGAGGTGGTCGCGGAACGCCGCGTTGTGGCCCTGCTCGTTCTGGTACTGCGCGTCGTAGACTACCTTCCAGGGCTCGAAGGCGGCATTGTGGACCAGGCCGGTTTCCCCGTCCTCGACCAGGCGCATATCACCGCGCGGCGCGGCACGGGCGGCCTCGGCGCTGTCATACATGCGGTTCTGGAACACCGGCAGGCCGGTCTGGGTGTAAAGCACAGTCTCGCCGCTCATGGCAGGGCCTCCGCTTGCAGGGGAACGCCCACCACGTGGGGCGGATCGAAGAGGTTCTCGAGGCGCGCGCCGAAGCGCAAGAGGTCGCGCCGGCCGTAGCCGTCGGCAATGCGTTCGGCCAGCGCCCGCACCGTCACCGGGCGGCCCGTGCAAATGTTGACGGCGCCGGTCATCCCGCCTAGCGCGACGTCCGCGATCATCCGGCCGGCCTCGGCCACGTCCATGAAGTCGCGCACCTGGCTGCCTGCCGTCATCTCGACCGGCTCTCCAGCCGAAAGGCGCGCGTGCAGGAATGGGACGAGGCGGCGGGGATCCTCCCCCGCGCCGTGCAAATGGAACAGGCGGCACCACGCGAAACTCGCGTCTGTCCCCGCGAACCAGCCCGAGAGCGCGTGGAACGCCGCCGCCTTGGCGCCCGCATAGGGGGTTTTCGGGTCAAGCGGCACGGTGACGGCCAGCGGCCGCCCGATCATCGCGTATTCGAAGCAGGTGCCGATGCCGATTACCCGGCGTACGCCGGCCCGCGCCGCGCCGCGCGCCATTGCTAGTGTGCCGCATAGGCAGTGGTGGTTGAGTGGCGAGGCGAGGTATTCCCCTGGCGTTGCGATCCATGCGAGGTGGATCAATGTGTCGGTGCCGCTCAGCGCGCGCGCCCACCATTCCTCGGTTTCGGCGAACAGCGCGGGGGTGGCGATGGGGGTAACGCCCTCCCGCAGGCCGCCTTCCTGCCCCGGGCGAACGACGGCGCGCAATGGTCGGGTGTCGGCCAGCGCGGCCATGACGTGGCGGCCGACGAAGCCCGTGGCTCCGGTGAGGCAGACTGCTCTGCTCATGTCTCACACATCTCGGGCACGGCGGTGGCGAAGCTCGTGCCCTGCGCCGTCAGCGGGGCAAGCTGCTGGCGTACCTCGTCGGCGATGTTCCACGGCAGGATCAGCACCACGTCCGGGCGGTTCCGCTCCAAGGCCTCCGGCGCCAGAACGGGAATGCGGCTGCCCGGCAGGTACCGGCCGATCTTGGCCGGGGCGGCATCCGCGACGAAGGGCAGCAGGTCGGGTCGCACCCCGGCATAGTTCAGCAGCGTATTGCCCTTGGCGGCGGCGCCGTAACCCGCGACGCTGCGCCCGGCGGCCTTGCAGTCGAGCAAGAAGCGCAGCAGGCCATTCTTCACCGCTTCCGCTTCCGCCTGAAATCCCTCGTAATAGGGCGCGGCATGCATTCCGCGGCGGCGTTCCTCGGTCAGCAGCGCGGCGACGGCGGGGGTTTCTACATGCGCGGCGCTCCGGTGGCAGCCGTAGACGCGCAGGCTACCGCCATGCGTGGGCAATTCCTCGACATCGAAGACGCGCAAGCCCTGGGCGGCAAAGATCCGCGCCACGACAAGCAGCGAAAGATACGAGAAATGCTCATGGTAGACAGTGTCGAACTGCCGGAACTCGACCAGCCGCATCAGATGGGGGAACTCCAGCGTGATCATTCCCTCGGGCTTCAGGCAAGCAGCAAGGCCCGCGGTGAAGTCGTTGATATCGGGCACATGGGCATAGACGTTGTTGCCCGCGATCAGGTCCGCCTTGCGCCCCTCCGCGGCCAGACGGACACCGAGATCGCGCCCGAAGAAGGCGCGCAGGGTCGGCACGCCGACCGCCTCGGCCGCATCGGCTGTGCTGTCGGTGGGCTCGATGCCAAGGCAGGGGATGCCCGCCTGCACGAAATTGCGCAGCAGATAGCCATCGTTCGAGGCGACTTCGATGACGAAACTATCGGGGGTCAGCTGCGCGCGATCGGTCATTTTCGTGCAATAGGCTGCGGCGTGCGCCAGCCAGCCCTTCGAGGTGGAGGAGAAGTAGGCATATTCGGCGCTGAAGAAGGTGTCAGCGCTGGCGAAATCCTCGGTCTGGACCAGATGGCAAGTGTCGCAGACGAACAGGCGTAGCGGGAAATGCAGCTCGGGCGCGTGCAGCGACTCTGCAGAGAGATAGGCATTTGATGGCGGCGCAGCTCCGAGATCGAGGAAGCGGCGGCTCAGCGGCGTCTGGCAGTGGCGGCAATTCATGCGGTGATCGGCTCCAACTCGGCCAGCAGGGGGTTGTTCTGGTCGCGCGGCGAGAGGTTCGCCACGGGCAGTGGCCAGTCAATCCCGACCGCCGGGTCGTCGTAGCGTAGCCCGCCCTCATGTGCGGGAGAGTAAGCCGCAGAATGGCAATAGGTCACCTCGCTGTCCGGCGCCAGCGTCTGAAAGCCATGGGCGACACCTTGGGGCACGTAGACCGCGCTGCGATTGTCCGGCGTCAGTTCGACCGCGCACCACGCCCCGAAGCTTGCCGAACCCGCGCGCAGGTCGACGAGAACGTCGAGGATCGCACCCGCGGTACAGCGCACCAGTTTCGCGTCCGCCGCTGGAGGGCGCTGGAAATGCATACCGCGCAACGTTCCGGCCTCGCGGTTCAGCGAGACGTTCATCTGCACCCACCGCGCCACAAGACCATGGGCGCCAAATTCCTCGGCGCAGAAGATGCGGGCGAAGAGGCCGCGCGCGTCGCCGCGCGGTTCGGGATCAACCCGCCAGGCGCCTTGAAGGGACAGCGGGGCGAAGATCATGGCGCGCCGTACTCCGCAATCTGATCCTGGGTCAGGGCAACCGGATCAGAGCCGCCCAGCATCGCGCGATACCATGCGACGGTCTTCTCGACAGCCTCGGCGAAGGACCAGCGCGGCGCCCAGTCCAGCCGTTGGCGGGCGAGGTCGCTGGCCACGGCAAGGCGTCCGGCCTCGTGCGGGACCGCCCCCCCCGAGACATCCTCCCAACTGCCTGGCCATTTCGACAGCATGGCATCTGCCAACTCTTGCACACTGCGGAAGTCGCCGGGGGCCGGCCCGAAATTCCAGGCTCGGGCAAGTGCGGCGTCACCGTGCAGCCGCTCCGCCAGACGCAGGTAGCCGGCCAGCGGCTCCAGCACATGTTGCCAGGGGCGGACGGCCTCGGGATTGCGCAGGCTGACTGGATTACCAGCGTTCAGCGAACGGATGACATCGGGAACAATGCGGTTCTCTGCCCAGTCTCCGCCGCCGATCACGTTGCCTGCCCGCGCCGTCGCGATCCTTAGGTCGCCGCCGAAGGAGTCGCGCCAACTCGCGGCCAGAAGCTCCGTCGCCGCCTTCGAGGCGCTGTAGGGGTCGCGCCCGCCCAGACGGTCTGCCTCGCGGTAGGGGTGATCCCATTCGCGATTTTCATAGACCTTGTCGGTGGTGACGATCACCAGCGTCACGGGTCGCGCCGCCTTGCCGAGCGCGTCCAGAAGGTGCAGCGTGCCACCGACATTGGTGTCCCAGGTCTCGACCGGCGCCGCATAGCCCCGCAGCACCAGCGGCTGGGCGGCAAGGTGGAAGACGATGTCAGGCTGCACGGTCTCCACCTGGGCGCGCACCGCGTTTGGATCCCGCACGTCGACAAGTCCGTGGTCCATCTTGGACGCGAGGCCGAGTTGGTCGAACAGGGCCGGCGCAGTATCGGGCGCGAGGGCGAGACCCGAGACACCCGCCCCCATCTGGTCCAGCCAGAATGACAGCCACGCCCCCTTGAACCCGGTATGTCCGGTCACCAGAACCCGGCGCCCGGCCCAGAAACCGTTCATTTCCAGATCTTCCATGGCGCCGCACCGTCCTTCCAGAGCTGCTCCAGCGCCTGCTTGTCGCGCATCGTATCCATCGCCGCCCAGAAGCCCGAGTGTTTCCAGTGCGTCAGTTGTCCCTCGACCGCCAGAGATTCCAGCGGCGTGGCCTCAAGCGGGACCTCATCGCCGGCAATGCGGTCGATGATCGAAGGCTCAAGCACGAGGAATCCGCCCGAGACCCAGCGCCCGTCGCCTTGCGGTTTTTCCAGAAAGCGATGCACCCGTGTGCCCTGAATGTCCAACGCGCCATAGCGGCCCGAGGGCTGCACCGCCGTGATCGTCGCCTCGACACCCTCTGCCCGGTGATGCGCGATCAGACCGGCCAGATCGATATCGGCGACCCCGTCCCCGTAGGTCAGGCAGAAGGTGTCGTCGAGATGATCGCGTACTCGTCGCAGCCGCCCGCCAGTCTGGGTATGCTCACCGGTATCGACCAGTGTGACTTTCCACGGCTCCGCATAGCGCTGGTGGACCTGCATCGAATTCTCGGACAGATCGAAGGTCACATCGGACATGTGCAGGAAGTAGTTGGCGAAATACTCCTTGATCATGTAGCCCTTGTAGCCACAGCAGATCACGAAGTCGGTGATGCCTTGGGCGCCGTAGATCTTCATGATATGCCACAGGATCGGCCGCCCGCCGATTTCGATCATCGGCTTCGGGCGCAGGTGCGATTCCTCGCTGATCCGCGTCCCCAACCCACCTGCCAGAATAACGGCTTTCACGTCACGGTCTCCCTTGTTGGGCAAACAGGTATCGCTTTTGGAGTCTGGATTCTACCTCTATTGAGGCGCATCCGGGGTTCTCCGCCTCCATGCGATGGCGCGTGCGAGGCCGTGGTGTGCCGGCGCGGGCAAGGGGAAGCAGAGAGCTTGATCCCGCACCCGTTTTGGGCAAGTTTCCGGGTGGCTCTCGTTCGGCTTTGCCGGGGCATGGGCGGGTTCGGCCGATCGCGCCCCTCTCGCGTGCGAGAACGGCTCTGCGGCGTCTCCACAGAGCCCCGTGCGCAGAACAAAGAGAGCTTCGCGCACCCCGCGGCGGAGGTCGAAGGTTGCGCGCCGCGCAGGATAGTGAGAAGCAACCGCTATGAACGATGCAACGTCCGGAGAAGTAGAAGTGGGCGATGGCCCCGACATCGGGTATGCCGTGCCTGTTCATAACGGCGCGAAGTATCTTGAGGAGGCGCTGTCGTCGCTGGCAGCGCAAACCGTTCAGCCGCGCAAGGTCTATATCTTCGAGAATCACTCGACGGACGCCACTGTCGAGATCGCCCGGAAATTCGTCGAAAAGTACCCCCACTTCGAACTCCGCCCGGCGCCGACATTTCTTTCCGCCGCCGAGAATTTCAACAGAGCGTACGACTGCTTGGTCGATCGGCATGAGTTCTTCGGTCTGCTTGCCCATGACGACGTATTGTCCCCAAACTACATTGAGGCGCTCACACACCGCCTGACCGCGAACCCGAAATCGCTCATGGCGGTCGGTGACGTCGTGAACCTGGCAAACCCCGAGGCCGGCCCGATATGGTTCGACCTCCGCATCCTAGATGCCGGCAGCTATGTCGACCCGAAGCGCGGCTACAAGAGGATCGAGTTTCCGGCGTCCTGGTACTACGGGATCTACCATGGCAAGGCCGCGCGGAATCTGATGGTGCAGTCAGAGGCCCAGTTTCCTTCCCTCTGGGGCGGTGATCGCCTGCAGGTGCTGCACTTCCTACTGCGCGGCCAGTTGGAGTATGCACCGGGAACTCAGTTCATGTGGCGTCCGGGTTCCGACTCCTTTCGGGTATTTGCTGAAAAACGGGCGATCGACATGTTGCGCAGACGATGGGAATACCACTCGATCATGTGGTCGCAAAGGCACTACCTGCACCCGAAAGGTATCTGGCAGAAGCTTGCCTTGTGGCAACTCTGCTTTCACACGTCTCCCCGCGACACCTATCGACTGGAGCCGCTCCTACTGGGCAAATACCGGAAATATCACGAAATAACATAGCTCCGTCGCACAGATTCAAGGTTTCGAACGCCCCGATGTTCGGGGCGAAGATAACCGAGATCGTCTGACTTTACCTCGACCCGCTGAACCGCTCGGTCGTGCTGTGCGTGGCTGCGCTCGATCGGCCCGTCTTCGGCGTGCATGCCGAGCCATGGTCATGTTGGTCGCCGGGCGCCCGCACAGATGCGACGCCACAGCAGACGGTGGCCCCGTCGACATACCCTGCAACAAAAGGGGTGAACTTCTTCTGTATCCGTCCGGCGTGACCGCCGTTGACGTTCAACTTGGCTGCCAGTTCCAAGGTGCGAGTTCGTCGATGCGGTTGATCTTGTGATCGGCGATGTGGGTCAGCACCCAGGTCAGCCAGGCTTCCGGCTCGACGCCGTTCATGCGTGCGGTTTCGATAAGGGAATAGGCGATTGCGGCAGCCTTTCCGCCGCCTTCGGAGCCCATGAAGAGATAATTCTTCCTTCCGAGAGTCAGCGGTCTGATTGATCGCTCACAGATGTTGTTGTCCAGCTCGAGCTGGCCGTCTTCGAGATAGGCCCGCGCCTTGGGCATGCGGCCGAGGGCGTAGCGAATGGCCTCGGCCAGGCTGGTTTTCCCCGATATTTTCGGCAGCTGCTGCTTCAGCCAGGCCTCCAGCTCGTCGAAGATGGGCTTGGCCCTGGTCTGTCGCAGGGCGACGCGTTCGTCGGGCGGCCCGTAACGCGCGTCCTTTTCGACGGCATAGAGCCTGGCGATCCGTTCGATGGTTTCCTTGGCGATCGTGGAGCCGTCGCGTTCGAAGACATCCACAAACTTGCGCCGCACATGCACCATGCAGGCTTGTTCCGTGGCCAGCCCTTCACCGAACAGCCCGTTGAAGCCGGTGAACCCGTCGGCATGCACGATGCCCGTGTAGCCCTTGAGATGGGCGGCGGGATGTTCGCCCTTGCGATCCACGCTGAACCGATACCAGGCGCAGGGCGGGGCCTGGCCGCACCATGGCCGCTCATCTCGGACATAGCTCCACATCCGCGCGGTCCGGGTTCTGCCGGTCTTGCCTCCGATCTGCATCTTGACCGGGGTGTCGTCGGCAAAGAGCGTTGGACCGGCACGCGCCAGCTTGCCGATATGGTCGGCCAGAGGTTCCAGGAGTGCCGTCGATCGCCCGACCCAATCGGTCAGCGTCGAGCGGTGCAGATCGACCTTCTCGCGGGCGTAGATCCCGGACTGGCGGTACAAGGGAAGATGGTCGCAATATTTTCCGACCAGCACATGGGCCAGCAGGCCGGGGCCGGCACGCCCGCGGGTGATGGGGCGGCTCGGCAGCGGCGCTTGCGCGAAGGCCTCGCAGCAGGAGCAGGCCATGCGCGGGCGGATGATTTCGCGGACCACGAACCGCCCCGGGATGTAGTCCAGTTCCTGCGTCACATCCTCGCCAAGGGTCCGCAAGGTCCCGCCACAGTCGGAGCAGGTCTCGCCCGGAGACAGAACCTCGGAGTGCCGCTCCAGGTGGTCGGGCAAAGGGGCACGGCTATGTTTCCGTTTGCCGGGTTTGTCTTCATCGACCTGATCGTTACCGGCACCAGTCTCGCCCTGCTGGTCGGCAGCGGCTGCGGCGATCTCGGTCTCCTCCTGAAGATCCAAATGCAGCTGGTCCGCACTTTCGGATTTCGAGCCGAACCGCGCCTTGCGATGACCCGCCAGCTGATGTTCCAGCTTCTCGATCTTCAGCGCCTGGGACCTGGCCAGATCGCGCAATTGTTCCGCCACCGCACGCAGTTCGTCGGGGTCGGATGGCAGGGTTCCGGGCGTCTCCAGCATGGCTGGATTTATACCGCCGGGCCGCGCACAAGGGAAGCTTATGATGCTGGAGTCTCTGACAAATCTCCGGTCGTGAGAGGGCGCCAGGGCTTCTGCGGCATGCGCCAGTCAATGCCTTCCAGAAGCATTGCCAGCATCGATGGACTGAGGCTGACTTTGCCGTCCTTCGCAGCCGGCCAGACAAACCGGCCCCTCTCCAATCGCTTGCTGAATAGGCAGGCTCCCTGCGCATCCCACCAGATGATTTTCAAAAGATCACCCCGGCGCCCGCGGAACACGAACAGGTGGCCTGAATACGGGTCTTCCTCGAGCGTCTTCTCGGTCTGTGCGGCCAGCGTGTTGAACCCGCGCCGCATGTCCGTCACCCCGGCCGCCAGCCAGATCCGCGTGTTGCTCGGCACCGGGATCACGTCATCAAACCCTGGACCAGCCCCAGCACCGACGAGAGCTGCGTCGGCCGCTCCACCACCACCCGCCGCCCATCCGACAGCGTGATGTCGACCCGCTGCGCGAGAACGGGATCCCCCGTCGGCCCGTGCGCCTCAAAGTCAGATCCTGAACCAGGTTCGGCGGCCACGCCGGTGATCTCGACCGGCAGAAAGAGAGTCTCATCCTCAAGGTCACCAGACGCGTCGACCTCGGCCGGCGCGAAACGCGGATCCCGCAGCCACGTGAAAATCAGGTTAGAGTTCATCGCATACCGCCGCGCAACCTGCGCCACCGATACGCCGGGCGCCCGTGCCTGCCGGCAGATCGAGCGCTTCTCCTCGTCAGACCAGAACCGCTTCCTCTGCCCTTTCTTGCCCGCCATCGTGTGCCTCAAGATGTCCATTATCGATCATGGACATTATCGGCGGCCAGCTCCCAACGTCAGTGCGGCGACAACGGACGGATACCTTCTTCTGTGGAAAGTTCCTTCTTCCCCGCGTCGCTCCTTCAAGCACGTCCAAGACAGCAAAGTTGAGATTTTCACAAGAAAGGCTTTTCGATTTTCACCAGTGGTGGATAATTTTCCTGTCGGACATCTTTTACAGGAGAGACCGACATGACGAAACATGCCGACCTGATCAACAAGGACACGCTCGCAAAGATGCGGGCAACGTTCGCCGACTTGCCCCCGAAACTCAAGATCCAGTTCACGCGTCGCGAGGCTATTGCCGAGATGGCCGACGATATCCGGCGCGCACGCGATGAACTGGGCTATTCGCTGGAAGACATAGCCCGGATGCTGGCCGAGCATGGACATCCAATCAAGCCCGCGACGCTGCGCGGCCACGGGAGGCATTGGCTCGCCGTCGCGAAGCAGACGGGCGACGATAGTGTGATTAGGCAGCCTTAGGAGGGTTGCTGCTGAGACCTCGGGGCCGAGCCATTCGGCCAGCAGGGCAGCGTCCTTCGGGCCGACGCGGAAGACTGCGAGGTTGCCAGTATTCCCGAGGATCGCATGCGCGACGTCTCCAGCGCGACCGTCGATCTACGCGACGGACTGGTTGGCGAGCACGATCGAAAGGCCATATTTCCGAACTTCCGCGAGGGCCTCGGCCAGGACGCTGACGGCCCCGTAAGTCTGGAACTCGTCCAGGATCACCCGCGTTATTCGACGCTCGTTAAGGGGCAAACGGGCTCTTTCCATACCTGCGCCAGCCTTCGATGCCGTCGAGCAAACCGGCGCGCACGCGCGGCCTCTGCGCCCACAAATGACCAACACGGTTGCCCTAGACCCCCTCTACTTGCCCTACCGCGGGGCCCCCAACTTCGCTCTGAACCGCGCCCTTGTCGGGTTGTGCGAGGCGCGGATCGAGGTCGACCTGACGATAGACATCGCCTCCTTCGAATTGGACGCCTCTCACATCCGGGCACTCACCGGTGCCCAACAGCAGCTCGTCGCTGGGGCCTACGCTGGGGAGCCAGGAAACCGGGTGCGGGCGAAGGTTTCCCGCACGGGCGCAGAAGCCCGGCCGTGTGGACATCGCGGCCGGGCTCCATTTGTGGTACCTATGTCGTCAAGAAGCGCTGGCGCCGCCCGAGAAGTCGTGCAGGATCATGTTCATGCGGGCGAGACCAGCGGTGGTCACGTCTTTTTCCTGGCCTTCGAGGGTGATCCGTTTCCCGGCTTCGGCCGCGACCTTGAGCAGCAGCGAACCCGATCCGCATGTCGGGTCGTATGCGGTGGTTCCGGCAACGGTGTTTTTGGGTGAGATCCCGATCACCTTGGCAATGATCCGGCTGACCTCCGACGGGGTGTAGAACTGCCCCTTGCTCTTGCCGCTTTCGGTCGCGAAATGGCGCATCAGGTATTCGTAGGCATCGCCTAGAATATCGTCATGGTCCGCGCGGTTCTTCGCGAAATTCAGATCTGGGCTTGAGAAGATGGCAATCAGACGACCAAGCCGGTCAACACGGTCATTACCTTCGCCAAGCTTGTTCGGATCGTTGAAGTCAGGGAAATCCGTTCGCGCCAGCATCTCATTGGCATCAACAAGCGGCTGAATGACCTGCGTATTGATCAGATCGCCAATATTCGGGTTTCCCGTAAGGGCGGCCATATCGTTGAAGCTCGCGCCTTTCGGAATGACAATTGGCGGCTCGAGATCATCACTGTCCCCATATTTGTCGGACACGTATTTAATGAACAGCATGAAAAGGACGTAGTCTTTGTATTGACTGGCATCCATTCCTCCACGCAGCTCGTCACACGATGCCCAGAGCGAGGAATAGAGATCTGATTTCTTCACTGCCATTGTGTCTTTTTAGCCCGATGTCGTCGAAGAAGACCATTAAGGGCTCTTCGGAATGATTGTGATTTTCCGCGCCAGAATAGCGATCGAGAGCGCTGCCTTCCAGAGCCAACTGCCATGAAGTGCCAGTGGCTTACGTTGCGAGAACGCTGTGGCAGCTACGAGTGTTCGCGGTCGAGCTCGAAGGCTACACCTTGGTTTAACCACTCCACAGGGAACGGCTCCAGCACCCGCGCCAGTGTCAACTCGGGCCCCTGCCTTCCGTCCAGGATCGCATCAACGATGTCTGGAGCCAGCAGTGTCAGGCGCAGGACGCGTGCCATGTAGGTGAAGGCAATGCCCTCGCGCTCGGCCAGTTCGGAAATAGACGCGAACTCGCCCGATTCCAGCATGCGCTTCCAGCGGAAGGCGCGGGCGAGCGCCTTGATGAGGGTGTTGTCGGTTCGGCGCTGAACCGGCGCGCCGTCGGGAAGCTGCACCTCCTTGCGACCGCCGCGCTTCACAACGCAGAACGGGACGTGGATCGTGACGAAGTCGGGGGTGGCGGTCGGTTTCATGCGACTTGTTCCCTATTGCCCGCCATCATCTCACGCGCGAGCCCGTGGAGCCCGTCCACCCGCAACCGGATGTCGAGCCCCTCGGTGCCGATATCGATATGTTCCACCAGTAGGGCCACGATGCGGGCCTGCTCGGCGGGGAAGAGTTCGTCCCACAGCGGGTCAAGCTGCTGCAGCGCGGTGCGGGCGTCGACTTCGGTGATGTCGTCGGCGTGAGCGCGTGCCGCCTTCCATGTCCCTACAACGACCTCGGGCTGGCGGAACACGGCGCGGAGTTGGTCAATGACGGCGGCTTCGATCTCACCCGCCGGAATGCGGCCGATGGGGCAAGACCCGGCGCCATGCTTCAATACCGTCTGGCTGACGTAGTAGCGGTAGAGCTTGCCGCCCTTGCGGGTGTGGCTCGGCGAGAACGCCGCGCCATCCGGCCCGAAGATTAGCCCCTTCAGCAGCGCCGGCGTCTCGGCGCGGGTGCGCGCGGCGCGCTTGCGGGCGCTTTCCTGCAAAATGGCGTGGACGCGGTCCCACGTTTCGCGGTCGATGATGGCGTCGTGCTCGCCGGGATAGCTCTGCCCCTTGTGCACCGCCTCGCCTATGTAGGCGCGGTTGTTCAGCATCCGGTACAGGTATTTCTTGTCGATCCGGTTGCCGCGCGGGGTTCGGATGCCGCGCTTCGCGACCTCGCGCGCCAGTTCCGTGCCCGAGCCGATCTCGAGGAAGCGCGCGAAGATCCAGCGGACATGCTCGCCACGCTCATCGTCGACGACCAGCTTCCGATTCTCGACGCGGTATCCGTAGGGCGGCACGCCGCCCATCCACATCCCCTTCTTCCGACTGGCGGCGACCTTGTCGCGGATGCGCTCGGCGGTGACCTCGCGCTCGAACTGGGCGAAGCTGAGCAGGATGTTCAGCGTCAGCCGGCCCATTGAGGTGGTGGTGTTGAAGGACTGCGTCACAGAGACGAAGGTCACGCCGTTGCGGTCGAACACCTCGACCAGCTTGGCGAAGTCCGCGAGCGACCGGCTGAGCCGGTCGATCTTATAGACCACGACGACGTCGACCAGCCCGTCCTCGATATCGGCGATGAGCCGATGCAGGCCGGGCCGGTCCAGCGTCCCGCCGGAGATGCCGCCGTCATCGTAGCGGTCGCGCACGAGCACCCAGCCTTCGGAGCGCTGGCTGGCGATATAGGCCTCGCAGGCCTCCCTCTGCGCATCAAGCGAGTTGAACTCCTGCTCCAGCCCTTCTTCCGAGGATTTCCGGGTGTAGACGGCGCAGCGGCGCTTGATCTTCACCTCCGTCATGACCGCCTCCGCGATTTCAACCCGAAGAACACCCAGCCATTCCAGCGCGTGCCGGTGATGGCGCGCGCGATCGCCGAGAGCGACTTGTAGGGCCGCCCCTGCCATTCGAAGCCGTCCGTGGTGACGGTGACGACATGCTCGAAGCCCTGCCATTCGCGGATCAGCCGCGTACCGGCGATGGGCATGGCGTCCGCCCGGACGCGGCTCTTCTTGCGGTCGCCGCCGTCAAGTTCTTCACCCAGTCGTTCCAGGCGGTTCACCGTCTCCGGTTTCAACCCGCCATAGGCGAGTTCCTGGATGCGATAAGCCAGACGGCTTTCCAGGTAACGCCGGTTGAAGGGCGGCGGCTCGCTATCGAACAGATCGCGCCACTGGGCCTTCAGTTCCGGGGTCTTCATGGTCTTCAGCGCGGCCAGGCGCGCAGGGATGGGATCGTGGGTCGTCATGCGGTCCTCCGTTCGGTTGGACCTGCACTACCGCTCTGGTCGAGTGAGTTGTGTAGCGGAAATTCTCCCTTCTTCGCAGAGAGTTGCCCGTTCTCCCGCATCCGCAGCCGGACCAGCCCTGCCGCCAGCAAGCGGCAAAGTTCCGCGCGGCGCTCGGCCGGGCTCAGCATGTCGGGCGGCAGGGGATTGGGGCGTTTCATGCGGCGGCGCGGTCCAAGTCGCGGAGCACCGCTGCGCGGATCGCGGCGCGGTTCCAGCGGAAGTTCAGATGGCAATTGGCGGCGTATTTCGACAGCCCGAAATCCAATCCGCTGGTTTCGAAGCCCGCCCGTTGCAGCAGTTCGATCTGCCGCATGGTGGCGGGATCGTTGAGCCAGCGCTTGCTCTTGGCGGCCGCGCTGGAGGTCTCGGTCATGCGCAGAAAATCGTCGGCCGCGGCCAGTGCCTGCACCCGTGTGCCGACCGCAAGGGGGCGGATCGCCTGGCCCCTGGGTCGGCCGAGCGCATGCCACAGCGTGCCATCATGGAACACGCCGGCCCAGCCCTGGAAACCGCTGGCCATCAGAGCCTGGCCGTCGCCATGAAGGTCACACCAGAAGAACGGAGAGCGATCCAGAAGATCGATCTCGGTCATCTCGAAGGCGGTCAGCAGACGTTTCTCGCCGATCTCTCGGGTGAAGACGTGACCGCAGAGATCGCAGATGGAGGCGCCGAGGGGCAGCTCGGCCCCGCAGGACGGGCAGGTCTTCCACGGGCGCTCGCCGGGCAGGGTCTCGTCCTCGTCGAGGTCGATCTCCTGCTCGAGCGTGCCGTGGCGGAGCGCCGCGCCCGCAAAATCCAGCACGATGCAGTCGGTCTTGACGATGCCGGGGAAGCGCTCGGGGTCGACCCGGCGCAGACCGCGTCCGACCGCCTGAATGAAGGTGCCCTTGTGCAGCATGGGGCGCAGGATGCCGATGCAGCCCACGGGCTGGCTGTCGAAGCCTTCCGTCAGCACCATGCAGTTGGTGAGCACCTGAACCTCGCCCCGGTCGAAGCGGGCGATGAGGTCCGCGCGCGCCCGCGCCGGCATGTCTCCCGTGATCGCCTCGGCCGAAACGCCGGCGGCCCGAAACGCTTCGGCCACCGCTTCGGCATGGTCCACGGTCGCGCAGAAGAAGATCGTGCGCCGGTCGGCGGCCTTGTCCGTCCAGTGCTCGACCACGGCCTCGTTGAGCACCGAGCGATTGAGCACCTTGCCGGCCTGGCACATGTCGAAATCGCCGGCGGTGCTGTCGATGCCGGACAACTCGTCCTCGATCCCGAGGTCGATGGTGAAGGTCCGGGGCGGGACCAGCAGGCCACGCGCGATGAGCGTGCCGATGCGCAGGTGATAGCCGACATTGCTGAAGGTCTTGCGCAAGCTGCGGCCATCGCCGCGGCCGGGGGTGGCGGAGAGGCCGAGCAGCTTCAGGCCCGGGTTGGCCTCGCGCGCATGGGCGAGGATGGCCTGATAGCTCGCGGCGGCCGCGCGGTGGCATTCGTCGATCACCAGATGGCTCAGCTTGGGCATGGAGGCGCGGCGGTGTTCCCGGGCGAGGGTTTGCACGCTGCCGAAAATCACCGGGCCGTCCCAGCAATCCCGCTCCGCCTTTACCACCGAGGTGCCGAGGCCCGAGATCTGCCCGATTGCCGACCGGTTCTGCTCGATGAGTTCATCGGTGTGCTGCAGCACGAGCACCCTGGCATCGCGGTCCCGCTCGGCCTGTTCGCCGACATAGAAACCCGCGATGGCCGTCTTGCCGGCTCCGGTCGGCAGCACGAGCATGGTATTGCCATGTTCGGCCGTGCGGTCATGGGCGGCGTCGACCGCCGCCCGCTGATAGTCGCGAGGGATCATGGCGGCCTCCCTCAGCGCGCCCAGAAGGGTGCGCCGCTCGCGGAGGGCGCTGCGGGAGCGGACTGCGCCGGGGGCGTCTGCGGCGCGGGCGGCACCGCCCCCATCACGCTGGCATATTGCGCGTGCTCGGGACCGATCGCCGCCTTGATCACGTTGCGCCCGGCATCGTCGGGGTTGTTGCGGTCCTTTTCGACGCCGACCTTGGCCACGAAGTCGAGCCCGTTGAGATCGCCAAGGCTGCGGATCGTCCGGGCCGCGCGTGCCGACTCGGACTGATCGCTGGCCTTGATGCCGCGCGCCGATTCCAGAATGCCGCGGATCAGGGCCCGGCCGCGGTTGGCATAGGT